CATCACTCCTCCAAGCGAGCGCCCACACTACGAGCCGTCAAAGAGACGTTTAACTTGGCCTAACGGAAACACAGCTACCTTGTTCACCGCAGATGAGCCTGACTCACTTCGCGGTCCTCAATTTACGCATGCCTGGGGCGATGAGGTTGCCGCCTGGAGACAGACTCCCGATGCAGCAGGCATGACCGCGTTTGATAACCTACGTGTTGGTACACGTCTTGGAACAAAGCCAAAGCTTCTTATAACTACGACTCCAAAGAGAGTTCCACTTCTTTATACGCTTATAAATGAAAGTACAAAGCGTCCAGGAAAGGTCATCATCACAAAAGGCTCAACCATGGACAACAGAGGTAACCTATCTCAAGCTTACCTTGATGCAATTCTTGGAGTTTATGAGGGAACACGTCTTGCGCAGCAGGAACTTTATGGCGAGATGCTCTCAGACGTTGAGGGAGCTCTATGGACAATCGAGCTTATTGACCGCGGTCGTGAATCACAGCTTCCAATAGGAGCACCACTACGCTGTATCGGCGTTGATCCATCCGTCGCGGAGAATCCACGTGACGAGTGTGGAATAGTTGTCGTCGCCTCAACTGGCGAGCGCGATTTATATAAGCGTAACTCCTGGGTACTTGAGGATGCGTCAATTCACGGATCTCCAGATGTTTGGGCTAACCGCGTCGTGCAGATGGCACGCAAGTGGGGTTGCCCTGTGGTTGCCGAGGTTAACCAAGGTGGAGCACTTGTGAGAAATGCAATTAACACGATTGATCCAAACGTAAAGGTACTTGAGGTTCACTCAAAACACGGTAAGGCATTACGCGCAGAGCCTGTAACACTTGCATATGAGCAAAATCGAGTTCATCACATAAACTATCTTCCAGAGCTTGAAAGTCAGATGTGTGCCTGGATTCCAGGTGAAGGTAAGTCACCTGAACGAGTTGACGCGTTGGTTCACGCATTAACCGCGCTTCTCATAAAACCTCCGCAGGGTTTTCTTGGCGGAAACATCAAGGCAAAGTCTCTCGCGCACCGCAAGCTTCCGTCATTTCGTGGAGGGTTTGGAAAAGGATCAGGTGGAGGAACATTTCGTGTTCGATAAAAATAAAAATAAAAAACCAATGTACACTTGTACACAAAACAACGAGCGCATGTTAGGGTAACTCCATGGCCGCTCCACTTTTACCGAAGCAGGAGAGAGATCTGCTTGTAACGCTTTCAAGGGAGGCGTTGTGGTTTCGTATTCAGGAGCTTGTTGAGGCTGGCTGGTCATATCAGTCAATCGCAAATGCATTTGATCCAGTTAAGACAAGGTCCACGATTCGCTCGTGGGTGGTTAAAAAGGTTAAGCCACAGGAATCTCTTGGAGCAGTCCCGCGCCCTCCCATAAAGGCACCTCGAGTTCGCAGGATACGTCCAAGAAGCCCAGGAATACCTCATGACGAGCAGTTACGTATTGCCCGTCTTTCTCCTCTTGCAAGAAGATATCGCGCTCGCACCGCGCCGTCATCTGCCTCGTATAACGCAAACCATGAACTTTCAAATATCGCAAAGGATCTCTACCTTAAGGGAGTAACCGTGTCCGAACTTGCCCGAGTGTCAGGCGTTACCTATCGCGCCATGAAGCGTCGAGTAGATCGGGCGCTTACAGTATGAAGATTATCCATGACTTCTTCCCCTCAACGATCGTGGCGGTTCCGCCAAACGTGGTTGATGACTTCACGCAGGTAACGACCGCGATCCAAACTCCAAAGGGTGGACGCTACCTCGAGAGGGTACGCACGATTGTTATGCAGGATGATACAAGTAAGATTCTTCTTGTTGCCGCGGACGCATCCAGCGGACCGCGTCTTGTTTTCTCTGAAAGACTCGCGGACCTAAACTGGTCCGGAGATAAAAGTAAGGACTCCCAGGCGCTTACCAGCTCCGGGAAGATTATCGCGTTCAAGCACGTGCAAGGATGTACCTGCGGCAGTCGCCTTCGGTCATTTAGCCCGTATCGAACCATGGACTCAATAAAGGACCCTACCGAATGAACCTATATGAAGTAGACAAAATACCAGTCTTGCACTTTATCGTGCTTGCGCTTATGGTTTACCGCCTCACCCGATTTTTTATAGCCGATGCTCTCTTTGAGCCAGTTCGTGACTGGATCTTTAAGAAGAAGCCTCCGCACTCGTCAACGTTTGGCTACCTGTTCACGTGCGAGTGGTGTATCTCGCTCTGGATAGCACTTCCAACGATGGTCTTTTATGCATTTTATCCAAGTGCCACGTTCCTAGTTGGGTGTATATTTGCCCTGTCTGCGCTAGCAGGCTTAATAACCGCACGCCTGGATAAATAACATGCGTTCCGTTATCGTAAGTGACAAGGAGTTTTAGTGGCAATTTTTCGTCGTGATGAATCGCAGCCGCGCGTTGTTCCAACTCCTAAGGTCATTTCTGATATCTCGTACGCACAGGCACTTCCATACTCAGCACCTCGACCAATCACCGCGGCCGCAGTTCAAATCGCGATAAATGATAAGGGTGAGGTTGAAAGATTTAAGCAACGCCGTACAGGTGGTTCCTCCGACTGGCAAAGTGAAGCCTGGGAGTACTATGATGCAATCGGCGAGATCAAGTATGCGTTTAACCTAGTTGCATCTGTAGTTTCACGTATTCGTCTTTATGCAGCCGCGGTTGATAATCCCGCGGAGTCACCTGTCCCTGTTCACAACAGTGATGTTGTTGACCAGAGATTAGCCTCAGCAGCAGAGCGCGCACTTGCGCGACTAGACTCTGCCTATGGCGGACAGGCTGGACTATTACGGGACGCAGCCCTAAACCTATCGGTTTCAGGCGAGTGCTATCTCGTTCAATTCCCTGAGTGTAAGGGAAGTGGTGTTCCAGAGAGCTGGGACGTTCGCTCAACAGACGAATTACAGGTTGATGCTAAAAACCAATATCTAATTATTCCGCGTCGTGACGTTGTTACCTCAGGTGGTAAAAACGCAGCGGCAGCGTTAAAGCTTCCAAACACCAGCTTTGTTGGTCGTATCTGGCGAGCGCATCCACGTTACTCCGAGGAAGCAGATTCCAGTATGCGCGGTCTACTTGATCTTTGCGCTGAGCTTCTACTTCTAAACAGAACATTTCGTGCAACTGCACGCTCGCGTCTCAACGCCGGTGCGTTATATCTGCCAGATGGTTTATCTGTTGCAGCAAGCCCAGATCCAGACTATCCATATGATGATGAAAATAATCTTTCACCTGAGATAACTGCCGAGGAGGCAGCCGACGAGTTCGAGGATCAGCTCATCGACGCGATGACAACTCCAATTCGTGACGAGGACTCCGCATCTGCAGTTGTTCCACTTATCATCCGCGGTCCTGCTGAGCTTGGTGACAGAATCAAACAGTTTAAGTTTGAAAGATCATTTGACCCAGCACTTGCTCAACGTGCGGATCGTGTTTTAGAGCGTATCCTTCAAGGACTTGATGTTCCAAAGGACGTTGTCACAGGTTTAGCAAACGTTAAGTACTCAAACGCACTTCAAATTGATGAGGCTTTATATAAGGCACACATTGAGCCGTTGATGCTTTTAATTGCCGACGCGATCACGGTTGTCTACCTACGACCAGCGCTTATCGCATCAGGTTTCCCTGAGGAGGACGTAAAGAAGATCTGTGTCTGGTATGACCCATCACAGGTTGCCACACGTAATGACAGAGCTGCAGACGCAGACTCCGGATTTGATCGCATGGCAATCTCGTTTGATACCTGGAGACGCGCTCATGGTTTCTCAACTGCTGACTCACCAGATCCTAAGGAGGTTGCACTTCGTATTCTTGTCGAGAAGGGAAGTATATCTCCAGAGCTTACGCAAAGCATGATTAACGCGATTGCGCCAGACATCATGGAGAAGGTTCGTGAGGTACAACAGGCTGAGTCCGTAGCTCCAGTTCCACCGGAGATCGAGCAAATTCTAAATCAGGCAGCAGGAACTGCGATGCAGCCACCAACTACACCTATTGAAGAACAACAACCAGAAGCACCAGCACAACAGTAGAAAGGAAGACAAATCATGCAGCATGAGCCAAACATGATGGTAGAGAAGCCAGAGCTTGTAAACGCTCTCGCGGAAAATCTATCAAACGCTGTTGTTTTGTACTTTAAGGCACATGGACACCACTGGAATGTCATGGGACCAGACTTTGCAGAGTTCCACGATTTCTTTGAGGAGATCTACGCAGACGTTCTTGCACAGTTTGATCCGATCGCAGAGAACATGAGAAAGATGGGTGCTCTTGCTCCTTTTCGTCTTTATGATTTTGAGAACATGAATCAAATGCAGGATATGGACGTTGCATCAGATCCAATGCTTATGGTTCGCGATCTTTATGAGGCAAACAACGTAATGATCGAGTCAATTAACAACGCGTTTAAGATCGCGTCTGAGTCAGACGAACAAGGAATTGCCGACTACCTTGCAGGTCGCGATG